GTGATCTTCACTTTACCTGCCGCTCGTCGGAATGCTATCCCATGCAATCTTGAATGCTCAACGAGTATCTTCATTCGCGTACGGAAAGCGTAAAGTGGTCGAACTCGATGGCAAGGGGCGTATGAGTGTTACACACCAAAGGCTTACTGCCTATTGGCGACAGTCACACTTTTGGGTACAAGATGTCGTACCAAGCGGGCTCCCTATCTTTGCAGTGCGCCGTAACCTTGTTGGGAAGGCTGCTGATTTGATAGAGGTGCTCGAACGGTTGGAACTTGATGTTCCTATCCGTGTCCTCAATAATTGCGTGCCAATGCAAGTTGGGCATGCCGTTTTTGAGGCTATACATGTGGTGTTAGTCGAAGGGAGTGTGGCAGATGAATGGTACCTTGATGCGACGTATAGCATCAAAGATCTCATCAATGCCGTACTCGGCCGGGACTCAAATGGAGACTTATCGCATTATGTGACCGCATATCGGACATATATGTTAGATGTTTTCGCTAGGACCGAGCAGGAATACGCTTGGTTGGGCGTAGACCCGTGGTCGACACTACGGCTGTTGTTAGAGGAGAGTAACCCATTACTCATCAGTAGGAAAATTGATGATGTAGAATGGCGTGTTTTTTGCGATTGGATGCGGCGCGGCTGGCGTGCCGACCGCAGACACGCTTGGAACAAGTTAAAAGAATGGACGGATATCTCACTCGAGATGAAGCATAGGCATTACGTGACAGTGGTGAGTATGCTTCACAATATGGGTGCCACATGGGCAGTCAGAGATAGCCATACTAAGATGTTCTGGGATGTTGCGCTTAATTTTTTGCGCGATATGTTAGAAAGAGGTATAGGCTATGAACGTATTTTGTTGTTTCTGGCTAGCGTGTTCTCTCATAGGTATTGGCCTGTTATGGCCGAATTCTATTTAGAGACCGGTGCACATGTTTTGGACTTGGATGACTTTTTAGCCGTGCATAAGGAGATTACCGTCGTTGTTAGTAGAACGTGGATGATTCCACTCACTAACACTCCGCATATAGTCAGTACGTATTGGAATAACATGGACGCTAATGTCGGGTATGCCAATACGTTGCCCACGGAACAGGCCGAGGAGGCTATTTTGCGTATCATTCAGCAGGTTACAAGTGAGTCGGATTACACATACACCGACCCTGAGACGGGAAAGCGTTCCGTGGAAGGTTATTCCAAGGCATTTCGTATGCATTGTTATAACCTCCTGGAACCGATGTACCGTGAGGGGATGCGTAATCCAGTGCGCTGGGACGATTTTGTCGCAGCGCGCTTAGCTAATTCCGGGGGCGGTGCTGCCGGTAGTTTTGCAAGTAGCTTCGTCGGTGACCTAGAAGCTAACCCACAAAAGAAGTTTGTGATGGGGAAGCTAAGTAAAGAAGCTGTTAATGTGTTTACGTGGGAGACGATAACACACTTCGGAGTTGGCAATAAAATGGATGAGCGAGGACCCACAAGGCCGATAGTTAGTATCGATGCCTTTAGGGCTTTACTTGCCAGCTATGCGTTCAGCCCGATTCATAATAAGTATACAAAATTGGGATGGGATATAGGTGAAAGCCCACCTCAGGAACTTGCGAGGTATTTGGGGCTGGCGGGGATGTCCTATACTGCTCAGGGCTTTATTGGGAATGACCGGCCAGCTCTTGCTGCGTATGATTTCATGAAGTGGGACCACTATGTCCAGTATGCGGAACAACGTATTGTTAAAGAGGTCATGCATGAATTGTCTCAGGTTTATATCGCGGACGATGAAGTGCGTAATGATGTCTGCAATGCGTTGCAGAAGATGATTGAGTCACATGACGCAGCAATTTATTCTTCTTCTGTATTTGCGCTTGAGAAGTTCCGCTCACAAATGAGTGATATATTAGGTGAAGCCAACGCACAGCCATTTGTGCCACAGGCGGGCCCCGAGGTGGAGTGTGGGAAACGCGCGTGGTACGTTGATCCACAGTCGGTGTTTGTTGCGCGTTCTGCAACACAACAATCTGGACGGTGGGAAACTTTGGAGGGTAACACTCAAATTTCACGTACGCGTTTAGCGTTGCGTGATGCTGAGATGTTGGTGTGTGGTGAAAACATCATGACCGCATTATTATCTTTTAATCGTGCGGATGATGTTGCGGAATGTTACCGTACATTATATGATGCGGTAGAGTCAGTGAATACAATGATCCGCATCGGCTACAAAGCTAATGTTAAGAAGCAGATTATTAGCCGACGGACGGTCATTTACTTTAGGATTATATACGCCGGGGGTACCATGCGTGGTATGCCCGCGCGTACTATTTATTCTATAGTTACAGGACCGCCATCTAAAGAGTCAGGAAAACTGCCGCATAATGTTGCGATTATTAGCGCATATGCGGCGAATGCGGAGCGAGCAGTGCGGCGCGGCCTAGAACCTTGCCTTATGGTACGGTTGTATGTTGAAGTGTCGCATTACTTCGCTTACATTTCGATCGCTTTGCGAATGAGTGGCCAGTTCACGATTACGCTAGACGCGAGAGAACGTAAGGACTTGCGTGCCATTGGGGGTACATTGGCCAATGGTATCCTACGTTTCCGTATTCCACGAGAAGTACTTGAGGCCGCCCCTGTTAATGGCGGCCTCGGTATCTTACGACCAGGGCAGTTTAATTATGATATGCATAAAGCTGCCAGTAAACCATTATTACCTAGGGTGATCGCGCTATTAACGCGCGACCTGCGAGGTAAGGTTATGCAAGGAGGCCCATTGCCAGGGGTAAACGACTTGGCCATGCAAGCTAAAGGATACATGGAAAAGTCTCTGGGAATCGTGGCACCAGAGAGAGCGGTTCAGCGTTTCCACCTGGATACGCAAATAACGTCAGTGGGGGCATCCGGGACTGGTGAAGTTAATATCGCACGTCGCCGGATATCGCTGCTTTCGATGTTGCGTGTGCCGCGTCGGAACGGACGTGCCTCGACGAGTATAATTGTCGAGCAACAAGCATTAAGTGCAGTGCAGCAAGTGCATAATGTGTTTGAGGATGTTAAGGAACGCAAAGAAGCCGGTACCATTAGTTGGGAACGCTTGAGTGCAAGTACTAGCAACCTCGGCCCGCCACCTGCTTATGGGTGTTTGAAACGCCTGTGGTATGGTATAGGGGCATATGTTGCGAAAGAGCTGAAGGGTGCTGCGCTTGATGACTTTGTTCAGCGCGTGAGCTCATATGCCCAGACAACGAGGGCTCTCACTGTTTCAGTGAGTACTCATCTGCGGTCTGAAGAACTGCTTAAATATTTCTTGGGCGAGTTAGAGCCTGAGACGAGCGTAAGTAAAATCATACCTGCTGGCTTGCAAGGATTGTCGAAAGGTGTCTTTCAGCAATTGCTAATACGCCGCTTGCAAGAGGACCCACCGCGTCGTGGTACCTTTCGCACTTGGTTTGAGTTACTGGAGCTTGAAGTCATGAGCGCCATTTTGCGTGATTTGTACGCGGTGCTGCCGAACCTGTTGTTGAATTAGGATAGACGTAGCAAGTTGCTACAGAGAGG